TTAATTCACCTACATAATATATATCTTCAAAATTAGGATCTTCTGTATAAGAATGAACTAAATAAGCAGGGTCTACATAATCAACAGTTACACCTTCAGCGGTATTAAAACTAGTTTTAGCAGCTGCAATACCACAAACTGTTAAATCCATGTTTAATCTTCTACGAATTAAATTGTATTTGTTTTGAGCAAAAACAGTTGATATAGCTTCTTCTTCTGCTATTTCTACAGCCTGTTTATACTTTAACTGCATGTGTAATTCTAATTCTTCTGGAGACTCAGGTATAATTTCTGTAGAAGGACTTTGATAAAGATCAATACCTAATGTTTGTTTTAAACCTTCTAAATATTCTTTAGACAGCATGTCTTCATATATCTTAGAAGCGTATTCTGTTCTTTTCTTTACTGATTCAGGATCTTGAGCATAAGCTTTTATATCATATGTTTTTTGAGATATGCCGTTTACAACTATATCTACAAACTTAGATAATACAGGAACTGGTTTCCAGTCTAAATTCAAATAAGACAAATCACCATTAATAGCTAATTCATCTTTATACTTTTGTATAGATTGCTCACCTCTAGCATACAACCTAAGGTTATGAAAATTATTCCAGTTAGTTAAATATCTATTACCGGAAGTTCTGCCTTGATTAAACCACTCTTGTTCTATAGCTTGAGCAACTTGCTTACCATATTCAAGACTAGCTTTTTCCGCATCACTTACAACTTGACTTGGAAAAGGACTATTAGTGTCAGTATATATACTCATTTATTCAATTATTTTTGACATTGATCCTTTGTTGTTATATCTTTTTATACCTAAATCAACTGGTTTCAAAATTCTTTTTACATTTGGTGCATATCTATGTTTGTTACAAGCCATTAAAGCTAAACCAGAACTTATAGATGCATCATGTGTTGTTCTATTATTTATATTAAATTTTGCCCAGTCTTCAAGCGTTCTTTGAAAATACATATCTCCATATCCTGTTTCTTTTAATCCAACAAAATGTTCAATATATGTTTCAATTGCTGAAGCGTGAGCTTGTTTTATATCTTCACTAGAATTAGGTATTCCACCTATTTCTCTTTCAGTTACAGATAATTTATTTCTTATTTTATCAGGTCTATTCATTGCAAAACCTCTATATCCTCTACGTTTAAAATAGTAAAGTAGTCTTGGTTTATTGTTTTCTGCAAGTATAGGCATACCATAAAAAACACAAGCCATCAATACATCTTCAAAAAATATTTCAGCAGTTTGTGGTCGAGCTATATATTCTAAAAAGAAATGATTAGGAGGAACTTCTTCCATAGTAAATTTAGTTAAACCATGTAAAGAACCATTAGAACCTCTTTTATCAACAGTACCTGATATATCATATGGATCGCATCCAAAAGCACCACAATGCTCATTACCTGGATAGTTAACTCCATTTTTAATATATCTTTTATTTTGTAAATGCAATGGTGGAACCCATGTTATTAAAAATCTACCGTTTTTATTTGGTACAAATATAACTTTTGTATCTTGTTTTCCATCTTCCCATTGAAAACCACCTTGAGTTAACTTTATAGAATTTTTTAAATCCTCATTAAAATCTATTTGTTGATAAATTTTAGTTAAATTAAATAAAGATTCTTTAGATTCATCTCTAAAAGCATGTTTAGTTGTTCTTGGAAATTGTCTGTAAAATTCGTTTAAACCATCTTGATCATCTTTTAAACCTTCTACTTCATTATCCCAATATTCTATAACTCCTTGTCTTATTTTTTCACCTTGTGGTCCTTTAACCGGGCTTTTTGGTGTATCGAATACAGGTAATCCATAAGAATCAATGTATCCCTCGTAGTTCCATTCCATAGGTATGAACAAACTATATAATCCTGAACGAGTCTGTCCGTTGCTGTTTCTTTTTGTGACGTCTGAATCATCATATAATTTTTTAAAATTCCTACCTCCTTTGTCTAAAGCGTTTGATGTTGATCCCATCATACACTTTCCAATAATTCTACTACCTAATCGTAACGTGGTCTTGGTGACCCGCCAGTTGTTGAGGATGTTATTGGGCTTCTCCCACTTCCCCGACTCATCATGGACGAGGAGCTTGAGTTTCTCACCGTCGTAGGAGTTATCACCGGTGTTCTTCCAATCGATGGTGGTATCAAGTCCCTGTAATTCGTCCTGTAGGGTTTCGTCGGTGGTGGAGGCGGTAAGTTTACGACGGGTGTACTTGGTTGCGGGGACACGGTAGGCAAGTTCGGTCTTTGGACGGTCCATTCCGTCCTGGGTCGGCTTGAAAAAGAAGGGATAATTAACTGATATGGGTACCACCTTATCTGTGAACATCTTCTTTGCATCAGGACCGGACTTGGATAATATACCATACCTACTGTCACTTGATATGGTTGCCAAGTTAACCACCTCTCCTGAGGCCATGAAAGAAAACCCGGAACGCCTATTCTTAAGGTAACACATCCCATAGGATCGTGAATCTGCCTTACAAGCTTCCCAGAAAATAAAGAATAATCTATTTGACTCCCTGAAGTCTGGAGCCCCGACGTCAATCTTAGACCACTGCAAGTACATGTAATGAGTACCACTAATGTAAGTAGGAACGCCTTTGTTATAAAACCAAAAACCTTCCTCCCTACGGGTGAACTCATTATCGATGTAATCATACCATTTTTCTTTAAAATCCTGTGGATATTGTTTAAAATCAAATACTGTTTTTATTTTACTTAAAACTTTAGGATATTCAGTTTTATTCCATTTATTGTTTTCAAACTTATGAATATTCTTAGCTTTTGGTAAAGCTATTTTAAGATTTTGTATTTCATATATTTCACCTATAGTACCGTCTTTACTAATAACAACCATGTCGTGTTGATCGTTATAACCATACTCCCACTTTTTATTTTTATTATATTTTTTAAGCGTAGCTGGTGTAATATAATCGTCTAATATTTTATATAATTCTTGCTTGTACATTATTTAGATCTCCCTTCTGCAAAACCTTTAAAGTTTGATTTTTTCTTTTCTTCAACTTTAGGTTTATCTTCTAACATATTTTTTTCTTCTTCAATACGATTAAGTATTTCAAACGCATCAAATATAGCAAGTTTTTTTGTAGCTGCAGCATTTTTAAGTCTGTCTGCGGAAATATCAGGTCCATAATCTATTATAGGCTCTTTAGCGACTTTAATTAATTCTTTGACCGCTACTTGACCAGCTTGGATTATATTTTTCTTCGTTTCCTTCGTGCTCATATTTAATTACAATATCATTTGATTTCATACAATATAAACGTTCTTTATCAACTAAAAACTCCCACTCACTGTTTGGAGTATATCCAACCTTGTCTCCCTCGTTAATTTCTAGCGCTTCTAATGAACTATTACCATATTTTAATATACCTATAAGCTTTTGTTCTTTATCTAATGTTTTAGATTCTAAATCTTTTATAGGTTGAATAAAACAACGATCACCAAAACTGTGCCAACCGGTTTTGTTTTTATATAAATATATTTGGTCTAAACTACAAAAATATAGATCTTCTTTAAAAAAAGATCTACTTTTCTTTTTTTCACCACGCATATCATAAAAAACTCTAAAAACGTTTTGATGCACAATAATGGTATCGCCTTTTTTTATTTTTGTTTTAAAAGCTATTGGAACATTTACTACTAAAGCTAATCTATTTACAAATTTCCATGACTCAATTTTAGTGTTAACAACTAAACTTTTATCACCAACTTGTACTTCATTTTTATATATATCACCTAATGGTTTTATAATAAAATCATATAAACTTCTCATTAATATTCTAAATCATACTCAACAGAAATAGCCATGTTAGAATTAAATTTTTTCCATGGCAAAACTTCGTTGTTCTTTTTTATATAGATATTGTACGAATTATCATTTGCTTCTAATAAAATATAAGCTATTTCATGACCACCGTAAACTTGTTGTCCAACAGCGTAGTGCATAGCATCATTTTTATAATCAGAACCAATGCTTATTTTTCTAATATTACTTTGCATCTTCTTCCTCAACAACAGTATAAGAACCGTCTTTCAAATCAATATTAATTGAACCGTATTTTTCTTCAAGTTCTTTTTTTGTTTTTTCAATAGTTTCAGAAAGTAATTTAACACTGTTTTCAACATTTCTTTGTTCTACTGCTAAAACACCAATTTGTCTTAAAAAAAGATTTAATTCATTTTGTTGGTTTTGTATTGTTTCTAACTCTTGCTCAGTAACTTTAGTTTCTTTTTTCTTTGTCATAATTTTTAATTTAATTTAATTTTAATCCTAAATATATAGTCACCTATATATTAATTATTTACATATAACTATATCAGCTTCTGTTATTGTGCTTAAACTAGTTATATAATCTACTGCAACTGGTAATATACCACCTGCTTGAACTTTAAATTCTATAGCTTGCGCTGCAACTGGTACACCGTTATTTACCGCTGTAATTTCTGCTTTTGCATCTACAGATCCAGCCGCTCTACCAGCTTCTACAACTGTAATTATATCACCTACATTGTAACCAGATCCCGCAGCAGCAATTGTTAAAGTTTGTATTACACCACCAGCTACTGTAATAACTAGTGTCAAACCTTGAGCCATATTATTGCTACAAGTAGTTGTTCTTGTACCGGCTGTATAATTTGTACCACCTGAAGTAAGACTTATTGTTTTAGCTGAAGCTAAGCTTGTTCCAGCTGGTATAACATTTAAGCTTCCAGCTACGCCACACCAAACCACAGAACTATTTAAATATGTTCCTAATACACCTGTTTGGTTTTCAAAAACCCAGGCTGGTAACGCGTTTGGAGTACCCGTTTTACCTGTTGCGCGCATTGCTTTACCTACAATACTATCACTTATTGGAAATCTACCCATTTTTAATTGTTTTATTTTTGTTTAAATATATTACTTGCCTTTTCTGTTGTGCGTCCTCCGAAATAGGCTAAGACGACCGCCATCATAACCTTCTCGAAAGTGTCGTTCCATAATTCATTTATATGAAACGGTATAGTCTCAACACTGTCTAAAATACCAGCTAATGAAAATATACATATACACCACACTAAAACCAGAGGGCGTACGTTTTTCGACATCCATGAATCAGACATTGAATCTGCCTGCCATCTTGATGTGATAGCTTCTATTTCTTTATTTTGTTGTTCAAATATTATTTGTTGTAATTTTACTTTATCTTCTGCAGGCGCATCAGATTTAGTTATTGCTTCTATTGCTTCTTTTGGTGAAGTTACACCTTGTAATACATTTCCTAATGTAGGATTTATTACAGACGCTGCGCCAAACAATAATTGACCAACAGTTGTATCTTTGAATTTTTTACTCATGATTTTTTATATGCTTCTGCTTCCCAAGGTAAATTTTTAGCTCCTTCTTTCATTTTAGCTCTAGAATATTTTTTACCTTTCCAGTATACGTAATCATCGTCATAATCTAAATCTCCTCTACGCATTTGATCTATGTGTACTTCTTCATGTGCAACAACATCAGGTATTTCACACGGATCTAAATTTTGATTTATAATAATAGTTAAATTATTATTGGCTTTTCCCATTACACCTTCTTCCATATCAACATGATAAACTGGAGTTTGATTAACTTTGTATGGAGGGTTTGTTAATTTAAAAGCCATATTATTTTTTATAAGGAAACACTTTGTTTAAAGCGTCTCTACGTTTACCGCATCCGCAGCCACCGGGTATAGCATCAGCTAATTTTTTAATCCCGGTAGCTTTGGTGAAGTTTTCAATAGTATCCCCTAGTCCTCTAGGTTTCATACTTATGCGATTAAGCAAACAGTTACTTTTACTGAAGATGAAGGTGCAACAACTGCCATAACTCCACCTGGATTAGCTGTTAATGCTCTTTGAATGTCTTTTGTCCAATCAGCAGCAGCAGCTGTTACAGTTAATAAGTAGGTTTTGCCTTCAGTTTGAATCGCAACGTTATTTGCGTTTCCAACTCCAGCTAAAGTTCCTTGAGTTACAGAGACTATATCTCCGATTATAATATCACTCGCAGCACTTCCAATGTTTACATTTTCTTTTCTAATTTTAATGTACTTTGCCATAATGTTAAATGTTAAATGTTAATGTTAATGTTTATGTTTAGCCGAGTTTTATACAGCTCTCGTACTGTTTTATTTTTTACCTATACAGTGTTTTTCAGGTGCCGCGTTACGCTTTGGGTCTTCTGCTTTTTTAGGCTTAGGATTTTTACCTTCCATGTTTCTAGGCTTTCCTGATTTAAAATGAGTATCCATAAATCCTGGATCATCAAATGTTTTACCATCATGTTTTGACATTGGTGAATCACCTTCGTGTCCTTCTTTTAATGGTGACATTGATGATTTAAAATGTTTTGAAATCCATGGTCTTCCTCCACTAGCATCTCTTGCTACTGGGTTATCGTGAAGTAAATTACTTCTTTCTTGTTTGTTTGACTCCATTTTTGGAGCCATGTTGTCATATCCTGGCATAATAATAGTTTTATTTATTTAGTTTTTCTTCTATATCTTTTTTGAGCTCTTCTAACCTTTCTATCAGCACTTAATTCTTTATCAAAAACCCCAGCATCGCTAGCAATATCATAATCAAATTCTCTATGACCATATTTCATTCTAGGATCTAATTTTTTAATAGAACTACCTCCAGATTGTAACTTATCTAAAGCTTGCGTAGCTTGCGTATAAGCGTTTGCACCACCTGCTGCTTCATTAGAAGAAGGTCTTGGACCTGAACCCATTTGAGCAAGATCTTCAC